CACTAACGTAGATGGATATGAAGGTGAAAGAGAATTCTTCTCCAAGTTTGGTTTAGAAATTCGAAACAACATGTCTGTGATTGTTTCTAAACGTTCTTTCTCACGTTGGGTTCCACAAGACACATATATTAGACCACGTGAAGGTGATCTAATTTACATTCCATTCTTATCTCAAACAGGTGAGATGTATGAAATCAAGTATGTAAATTATACAGAAGCATTCTATGTTATGGGTAACAAATATCCATACTTCTACAAACTTGAACTTGAGAAATTCAAATACTCACAAGAAACAATTGATGTTGGTATTCCAAATATTGATGATATTGTTTACGATAATGCATACAACATCACACTTACAATGAATACTGCTACTGGTAATGGTAACTTTATACAAGGTGAATCTGTACACAACACAGCCAACACGGCATACGGAACTGTTGCTTCTTGGGATAAACCAACTGGTATCTTGAAGGTTACAGATAACTATGGTGAATTTGCTAACAATACTCTTGTTCGTGGTAACACAAGTAATGCATCATATACAACTTCACAAACACCAGATGAGTTGATTGATCCACAAGAACGTGAAATGTATGATAATAAAGTTATACAAACAGAAGCAAATGAAATTGTTGATTTATCAGAATCAAATCCTTTCGGTAGCATAACATGACGGCAACAAATTATTCATACCATCGTACAATCAGAAAAATGGTTGTTGCGTTCGGCAACATATTTAATGAAATTAATTTAGTACGTTATGATTCAAACGGCTATGAAAAGGAACATTTTCTTGTTCCAATTGTGTATGGCGGAAAAGAAAAGTATGTATCTCGCCTAGAAGGTGATCCAAACCTAGACAAGAAAACACAGATAACTTTACCTATCATGTCTTTTGTAATGGAAAACATGAAGTATGATGCAGCCAGAAAATTAAATACTAATTTTAAAATCAATATTCCATCCGGAACAACTTCACTATCAACATACAATCCTGTTCCATTTGATTTCGATTTTACTCTCTATGCATATGTACGCAACATCGAAGATGGTGCTCAACTTATGGAGAAGATTCTTCCATATTTCACACCAGATTATACTATTGCGGTCAATTTAATACCTGAACTTGGTATGATTAAACAACTACCAATCGTCCTCCGTGATGTTTCGAATGAGATTGATTATGAAGGTGACTACAATACAAACATTCGTTCTATCATCTGGACACTCAACTTTACTGTAAAAGGTTATTTGTATGGACCAGTTTCACAACCAAAAATTATTAGAAGTTCGATTACAAACATTATTAATGAACCTTCATTACATGAGAGCAATGTTGTAGGCACCATGGCGGCAGGTGGTTTAGGTAAGTACCAATTTGGTGAAGATGTTTATCAAGGTTACTCTTATGATACAGCAACAGCCACGGCTAAAGTTGTATCTTGGAACGCAACCTCAAAATTATTAGAACTTACTGATGTGTTTGGGCATTTAACTAGCGATAAAAAAGTGATTGGTGTGACTACAAACGCAACATGGATAGCAAATAGTTTTAATCTAACATCAAATTCTTCAGTTAAGATTACTGTTGCACCAAACCCATCAAATGTTGTGATGCCAAATAATTATACATACACTATTACAACTCAAGAATTTCCTAATATAACTTAATTATGTCCAAATTTGAAAAAAGTATGTCTGAAATTTTTGATGTAGAAGTAAAAGTTGAACAATCAGTACAAGAGATTCTACCTTCTGTTCAAGAACCAACCAAGTTCGGCACACCAGCTAGGCTTGAACAAGACCTTGACCAAGACTACGAAGAATCTCGGAAGACAATTAAAGATTTGGTAAACAAAGGCAATCAGGCAATCGACCATCTTCTTGCTATTGCTTCTGAGTCTGAACATCCACGTGCGTTTGAAGTTGTTGCTACACTCATTAAGAATACAGCAGACGCAAACGAAAAACTTATGACGATGCAGAAGGCAGTGCGGGACATGAAGAACATCAAACAAAAGAGTGATGTTACTGTTGACAAAGCGATCTTTATTGGTTCAACATCCGAACTATCTAAATTAATTAAAGCACAGAATGGCAATTAATAATAAAGATTCGTATCGTGATAATCCTCTTCTTAAGAAAGCCGGTGTTGAACATGCATATACACAAGAAGAAGTCGATGAGTATATAAGATGCTCTAAAGATCCGGTATATTTTGCTGAAAAGTACATTAAGATCGTCAACGTTGATCGTGGTTTAATGCCATTTGAGATGTGGGATTTTCAAAAAGAAATGATCCGCACATATCACGAAAGCAGATTCTCAATCACAAAATGTCCCCGTCAGGTTGGTAAAACAACAACATCAGTTGCATATCTTCTTTGGGTAACACTCTTTCAAGATTCCCAAAACATTGCCGTTCTTGCTAACAAAGGTTCACTCGCACGTGACATTCTAGCAAAGTACCAGCTGGCATACGAAAACTTACCTATGTGGCTACAGCAAGGTGTTATCACATGGAACAAAGGTAACGTAGAACTGGAAAACGGATCAAAAATTATTGCCGCTTCAACATCAAGTTCTGCTGTTCGTGGAGGTGCATTTAACATTGTATTCTTGGACGAATTTGCGTTCGTTCCAGCCAACATTGCTAATGAGTTCTTCAACTCTGTTTACCCAGTTATCTCTTCTGGTAAGACTACAAAGATTATTATTGTTTCTACACCTAACGGAATGAATCTATTCTATAAACTATGGATGGATGCTATTGGTAAAAAGAATGGTTATAAAACATTTCAAATTCATTGGTCTATGGTCCCAGGTCGTGATGAAAAATGGAAAGAAGAAACAATTAAGAACACATCAGAAGAACAATTCAGACAAGAGTTTGAATGTGAATTTTTGGGTTCCACCAACACACTTATCTCTGGCTCTAAACTTGCTCAATTGGTATACAAAGAACCAATTGCCAAACATGAGTTACTAGACATTTATGAGTATCCGATTAAAGGTGATGAAGAACGTTCAGCAGACCATATCTATGCAATGACAGTTGATCCTGCTGAAGGTAGAAACATGGATGCATCATCGTTTTCTGTGTTTGATGTTTCATCGGTACCATATAGACAGGTTGCAAAGTACAATTCTTCATCAATCTCACCTGTCTTATTTCCAACAGTAATTTACAATACAGCCAGACTATTCAACGATGCGTATGTTTTGGTTGAGATAAATAATACACCACAAATTGCCGACACTTTACACCAAGACTTGGAATATGAAAACGTAGTAAAGATTGAAACTGGCAATAAGAAAGCGCAAGCAATGGGTACCGGCTTTGGCAGAGGTATTCAAATGGGTATTAAAATGTCACCCCAAGTTAAACGAATTGGATGTTCAAATCTAAAGACTTTAATTGAAAACGACAAATTAATTATTAACGATTTTGATACCATCTCCCAGCTTACAACGTTCGTTTCAAGTATGAATAGTTTTAAAGCAGAAGAAGGATCGAATGATGACATTGTTATGACACTGGTCATCTTTGCATGGATGACAACTCAACAGTATTTTAAAGAGATTGTTAACCATGATCTTAGAAAACAGATGCAGTTAGAGATGTTAAATCAATCTGATGAGGAATTGCCGTCTTTTGGCATCTTTGATGATGGAAACAACAGTAAATATATCGTGGAGGGTGGTGATGTTTGGCTGGATAAGGAAGACTCGGAAAATTTGTCTTCGTTTTTTAGAGCATAACTACAAAACCTTCATTTAATAAATACATTATAGGTTATTGCCAAAATAACAGTATAATAACAAGGAGATCAAAATGGCATTTCAAATTTCTCCAGGCGTAAACGTATCAGAGGTAGACTTAACCACAGTCGTTCCTTCGGTATCTACTACGGCCGGTGCATTTGTTGGTGACTTCCAATGGGGACCAGCAGAAAAAAGAACACTCGTAACAACAGAAAATGAATTAGCATCAGTATTCGGACAACCTTCTGCCAATACATCGGCAGCTTCAGGCGTAGCGAACACAGGTGTATCTTTCTTTTCAGCCGCAAACTTTTTAGCATATGGTAACAATCTCCAAGTTGTTCGTGCTGTAGGTTCATCGACTATCAATTCAACAACAGGTAACACAGCAATTCTTTTAAAGAATGAAGATTCTTACGATAATGGTTTCACTGCAAACTCTTATCATGGAACTTTCGGTGCTCGTTACGCTGGTGCATTAGGAAACTCATTGAAAGTTTCTGTATGTACAGCTAATGCAACAAACGGTTTCGCATCTTGGACATACAAGTCTAGTTTTGCTGGTGCTCCAAGCACAACACCATTTGTTTCATCATACGGTGGTGCAAACGACCAGATTCACATTGCAGTTATCGATGAAGACGGTTTGTTCACAGGAACAAAAGACACAGTTTTAGAAGCATTTGCTTATGTTTCACAAGCACCAGATGCAGTATATGATGATGGTACTCCAGCATACTGGAAGACTGTTATTCGTAACAATTCAAGATACATCTATGCGTTGAATAATACTGCCGCTTTCTCTGCTAATACAGACGTAATTG